GTATTAGCTTTCCTTCAATTACAGCTACATCTAGCTGTGCTTTCTTAGCTTGAGCTGCTGTAAGCTTAGTTTTCTCTTCTGTTATGTCTCCTGTGCCGTCTTTTAGCGTATATCTAGCCTTTTGTTGCAGTTCTTGTATATATGACTGCCTGCAATGGTCTAAATCAAGCGGATTTGGCCCAGGTTTAGGCTTAAATACGCCTTTTTCGACTAATTTACCTACGTTTTGGACCGACATAAACAAATGTTCAGCTACTTGTTTTCTAGTTGCCATAATCTAAAATTAAACTCAATGTACAGAACGTCTGTCTAATAAAACCCCGTGAGCGAATAACCACGGCGGTTATATCCCACAAAGTAACTGTTGTTTTGGAATCAATCATAATTCACCTCTTATACTGTAGCTATACAACACATGTATCGGTATTAAGTAGCACCGCGCGTTGTTAACTTTTATATCTTTACATTCTTCTCTTAAGATACATTCAATAATCTTAATAGGTCTTATCCATAGAAAGCCTGAAGCTGTATGTATACACCAATAGTTTGCTTTAGTTGTTAGTATATCTCCGGGCTTTCGATTGCGTTCGTATTCAATAATAATGTTATTTGTTTCTTCAGATTTCTTATCAAACTTTACTTCAACGCTTTCATGCAGCTCAGGTATCCATATATCGTAATCAACAAACTGCCCATGTATTCGTGTAGCTAATGGGTATTTCTTATGCAAAGCTTTTAAAACTTTTTCTTCGTAGTTATGACCCATGCTTAATAACGATTGAAAACTCATCGCGCTTTATATCCTGCTTTTTTGATATAGTAATTAGCAATCTTTTCGTATTTAATTGGATATAACTTATTAGCTCCTTTAGTAGCAACACTATAAAATGGAAATATAGGTTTATATTGCGGATTAGTTTCAAATCTATGAATGATCTTTACGCCTGTTTTAGTTTTTTCCCAAACACCATAAATACCTTTAACTGTATCTTTAAATTGTTTACCTTTAACTACACCGGACTTTCTACCTGGAATGTTACCATATTGGTTAAGCTTAGCATTAACAGTAGGCACTGCTGTATTAGTAACAGGTCTTACTCCACCCACGATATTTCTATGTATAAATTCTTGAGCCCAAGGTCTAAATGTTATATGCGCTTCTAATTTATTTTTTTTAGCATATTGTACATATACACTCTTTAATGTTTGTGGTCTTGGTCTATCAAATGATTTACGCATTGATACTTGTTCAAGCTCTTTAATACGTGTAGCTGTTTCGTTTAAAGCAATCCTGGTAACATTAGGTATATCAACACGTTTAAACTTTTTAAGTTCTTTATTAAATTCTTTTATGTTGCTTTTAATTGATACTTTCATATTTTGTTATTGTTCCTCTTACTTTACGTGTAGCTTTCTTTATACTTAAAATATTTTTATCTACCACAGTAAGTAATTCGTTTATATCAAAAATTATAACATCTTCTTTTTCTTTGTACTTTTGATGTGCTACAGGTATATCATCTTTCTTTGTACAAATTATTAATTGCCGTTTAGTTTCAGGATGCTGAACAAATATAAATTCCGGTGATATTTCATTATAACCTTTGTTTTGCACATCACTTATTAATGCTCTGTTAGCACGAATCATCATTTGAGCTAATTCTGTTTTATTGCCCGTTAAATATTCATTTTTGTATTTAACTTGTGCTCTTTGATAGCGCACTAATAATTCAGGTGATATTAGCCTCATAATCCTTTCATTGCCCCACTTCAAACTAATTTCTTCTTGAATTGCATTTAATTCTATTATTGAGTTATTTAATTCTTTAGCATTTTGTTTCTTAATAATCTCTGCTATTTTTTGTTCTTTATAATTCATAGTTACATTAATAGTTACATTTTAATAAAAATGGACTTCTAAAAAAGTTACATGAGTTACATATACCTAAAGGTATATGTATGTAACTCAAAATGTAACTCTTTTTTTCTTGAAGTTTGGCAAGAAATGTAACTAAAAAGTAACTAATGTAACTAATTATGTAACTAATTGATATCATCGTACTTTTTAGCTTGATAGCCCTTACCTTTTTCATAATATATTTTATTATCATCTTTTAATCGTTTTAGCCTTTGCTTAACAGTAGATTCCTTTAAATCTTGTTGTTTACGTATAACATCTGTTTGCGTTACCCAAATACTAATAGGATCAACATTATCTGCTTCAGCTTTTTCCGCTTGTATTTCCGCTATAGCAATAATAGTTTCATCAATCTTAAAGTCTTTTTCTTTAAAGTCATCATATTCAGTTTTAACTAATACGCCTGAAGTCATGCCTGGATAATTAATTAAATCTATTTCTCTGAACTTAAAGAACTTAGGATTCATAGGTTTGCCGTCTTTAATTAACGTTTGAGTAAATTCAACACGCATTTCTTCGCCTTCGTCTTTAGGCCGTTTAACTGCAAATTCAGCATCTACAGCAGCCGGAAGCACAGAGGAGCCACGTGCTCGCCCAGAACTACTATGCCCTGTATGATGTATTAAAGCTATACAACAACTAAACTCAGACTTTAAATGGTCTACTCGTTCAATAAATTTATTCATATCTTCAGTGCTATTTTCATTACCTGCTCCAAAGTTACGAGCTAATGTATCCACGTATAAACAACCTATATCACCAAATTCATCGGCAACCTGGCGAATATGATCTATTAAATTCTGATGGTCTTTTTCATCTAAAAACCTTACACCCCTATCCGATACAAACATTTGTGCATCTAATAAGTTATGGCCATAATAATGCTCCCAAGCTTGTACACGCCTTGCAATACCTCTTTGCCCTTCACCTGCTAAATAAATAATAGGAGTCTGTTCGGTTTTATGTGTATGCCAAGGTATGCCTAATGATGAGCATAAAGCCATATCGATAGCAACAAAAGACTTACCGCTTTTAGGCGCGCCATATATATCTATAACTGAATCTTTTTCCATGATGTCTTCTATAATCCATTCAGGTTCAGGAATATTAGTTATTAAGTCTGAAATCTTTCTTAATACTAATGAAGGTTTTTTAGGCTTTGATATAGACGTTGATATGTATTCTTTAAATGAATCTTTATCATAATCATTACGAGAATATGCATCATACAAATCATCTTTAGTATTAAATGATTCAGGTATCTTAGCTATTTGAACAATACATTTATTATCAGTTAAGTATTCACTTAGCTCTTCTGCACATTTAAAACCAGCTTCATCGTTGTCTGGCCAAATAATAATTTCTTTACCAAATAACGGTTCCCAGTTTGCTTTTTTCCAGCTATGAACACCGCCATGCCAAGTGGCTGTTGGCCCATCATAAAGTTTATTAGCACCAATAGTGGCTTTTTCGCCTTCACTAATAATTACTGGACCTTCGCCATCTTTAAAGTATATTGGCATTAAGCCTTCAGGCCGTTTTAATTGCCAAACATTATTAACTTTACAAAAAGGTGCATACTTTTGCCGTATGCTATGCCCTTCTTTAAATCTCATTACAACGAATGCATCTGTATATTTAAGTAATACTTCAGCTTCGTTTGCTAATGAGCGCATTTGCTCTTGTGTATATTGCTTATATGACTTTGTTTCTAAAGTAATTGTATCTTTGAAACCTGAACCATACATATTCAATATATCATTTCTATTTTGATTAAAGTGATCTATTAACCATATAACCCCTCCTCCTTCATCTAATTCAAAGCTAAAAAACAATCCAGTTTCCAGATTGAGGCACCAGCTTCCGTTAGTGCCCCATCTGTATTCTGTACTTGATTGCTTTGTTGGCTTGCCTAATAAATGAAGTCCAACTTGAGGAGCCAACTGTACAAAGTCGACGTCCCCCATGATTAAAACGGTAGATCGTCTTCAGTCATTTGTGCAGAAGGATCAAACCTAGGATCTCCTGCTTGTGGCGTTACGGTTTGTGAGCTAGGAGCCGCAAAGTCAAATCCGTTGTTATTGTTTTCTAAACTAGGAGCTGCATCAACATTTGTTGCTACAAAGTCTTCTGGTTTATCAACCCATTTAACAAATTCAAATGCTGGAATTGCAGCTTGGCCGACTTTAAACTTTTCAACCTTAGCCCCAGTATATTTAACATGAACAACTTTACCTTCGTTAGCTGATATGTCATTCCAAAACGTAGCACATAGAGCATTAAAGCCTTGACTTTCGCCCCAGCTAAACCTTCTCCATAATTTGCCTTTGTGTTCTTTTGTATACATCCAAACACTAAAAGCACGCTTATGATCCGGCGTCGGTTGTGGTTTTCCTACTCCAGGTTTATCGTCCCATTGCCAGCTGTAAGCACCTTCATAAATGCCCCAGCCTGTTTGTATAGTTGCTGGATCGATAAGTAAATGCACAACATTATCTAATGCTTCGTCACCTACTTTCCAACATTTACTAGTGCTGCAATGTTTTATATAAACATTATCACTACTTCCATTAATACCTAATATATCCATAATTTTACTCCTTAATGTAATATAGGTTGCGCTTCATTGCGCCATTTTTCAATTAGTGTATATCTAAATTCAGATACATACTCATCAAAACTCATTTTAATTTCATTGTCTGCTTCTAAGTATTCTAAGTACTCAAGAACACAGAATTCTGAAAATCTTAATTCTTTATTCGTCTCTATTGACATAAGCTAGAAAAATATTATTTCTTTTAATTATATCTATAAAATCATCCCAGCCGCATGTAAAAATCTTATTGTTGTCTTTAGGCTCATCTTTAAGAATTGCCCAAAATGGTAAAGCTACTTGTATTGGCCTGCGATTATATTTATAAATTAAAACTGGAATTCTTGTTTCGCCGGCTGATGTACATACTTGATCCCACCAACCAGATTTATAACCATGACCTTCAGAGTAGCATTTGCATTCAATCGCATAATTTAAGAAATTAATATCACATTCGCCTTTTTTATAAAGCTGTTCAAAGTTACGTGTAATGTGTATATCAGCCCCATGTTCTTCAGAAAATGCTTTTAAAAGATTTACTATCTTTCTTTCGAATGCCGCTCCTTTATTTCTACTGTTTACCATCTTGTTTTTGTTTTTTCTTTTTCTTAAATATTTTTTCGTAATTTTCTAAATAAGCTTTATTGTTTTCTTTTCTGCGTTTGCTACCTTTGCCTCCATGCCATTTACTCATCTTTTAGCTTTTCTTTTAAAAGCTTTTCAACTACAAAAATCATTTTTTGCCCATTCTTTTCGCAATATTCTTTAAGCTTTTTATGTGTATCAGGTTTAATCCAAACCGCTTTCATTTGATTCTCATCCATGTTTTTTAATCCTTAAAGTTTTAGCTCTAACCGACCTAGCTTCTTTAGCTGGTGTAACTTTTTCCGGTTGAGCTTTATAGTTAATCATAGGCCACATTACTGTATGTGCATTTGTTTGCCCGCCATCAGCATCTTTTATTAATTCTTTTAATGCAAGTTCTGCATCTTGTATAGTAACTTGCAAATCTTTAATTAGCCGTTTACTTTCAGTAATTGTTTCGCAAAGCGTATCGGCTTTATGTTCTAAACTAATTATATCTTTATTAACTTTTTTGTATACTATGTTAGCATCATCAGTTGTGCTTGGCGGATAGTATTGCTTATTTTTAACTCTAAAGTCAAAATCTAAAACTAAAGATTCAAGTTCTTTTTGAAACTCAGGCTTTCTTGAATATAAATAAATTCTAAAATCAGTAGACTGCCAAAGTACTATAACGGCCGCCCAGCTATAACCAGTACATTCCATTAAACCTTTGGCTTGCAATACGCCTCGCCATTCTTCTAATTCGTTAGTAGGCATATTACGCGTGGCTTTGCATTCTATTACACCAGGACCATCTAAAACAATAGTTTCTTGCTCAGGTATAATCACATGATCTAAATCGCCGTTTTTAAATGTTAATTCTTTAGCAACTCCAGTAGCGTCCAAAGAGCCTGCAAGGGGGAGTATTGGATGTAGTACAGGCTCTTCGTAGTCTACTTTTACACTTTCAAGGCCAAGAATATTCTTAGCCTCTTCGCATAAAACTGGTTCTAATAAATCACCCATGCGTTGTAGCATGAGTTGCGGAGTTTGTTCTGGCATAATACCTTCGCTAGCTTTAATAGCTGTATCAAGCCATTGATTTCTTGTTTGATATTGGCTTATACCTTTAATATAAGGTAACGTTGAGCAGCTAGCTTGATCGTATCGTGTTTTTTTACCAACCATTTATTGACTCCTATAATATAAATCTGCTATTTCTTCGAGTGATAAATCACTAGGTATTGTATGAATTTCTTCAGGTTGTCCAGGCATTTTATTTGAAATCTTCATACTATTGTCGTTGTAAGTTGTTTTAACATATTTATTAACGCCATAGTTATTAACTTCAATTTCTTTAACGCCTTGCGACCATTTAACTATTTTTTGTATGTCTGCAACTGGAATCATTGGTAGGACCTATAAATTGCTTTAACTTTTTTATAAAAGTTAACAAAATCTTTTTCTGAATACTCTGCATCGTCATAATGAAATACTGTAGTTTCAACAGGATTTTCAATCGGATTGTCTTCAACAACACGCAAAAACCATAATAAAAATGCAATTTCTTTTTGATTAAATTTGCGTTGACTTAAATTAAGCTTCATGCAACTACTCCCATTAAATATGC